ATTATACTTAAAATGAGGAACAATAGTGAAATTTTAAGTACTGTTGACTGCTTTGGGATTCAAAGTAGTGAACAACAATTTATCTGCCCATTCGATCGTTCGGATCGAGAGGTTCTAGACAAGGGACATTTTGTGCCCGATCTTGACCTTGGCTCGTCTGGTTGTTGCCAGAAAACTTTTGCTGATCCAAAATTGGCGTTTGTTGATTCAGACGAATTTTGTGATGAAGCTGATGATTATTATCCCACACAACATACTATGTTTTCTGGGTCTATTTCTTCTGCTCATCAAGTTGATCTTAGTGAGGATTTCTCACTCAGTTATTCTACCTATTCAGGTTTAGCACCCAGTATTTCGGTGCGAGAGGCTCCTAATACCTCAAACAAATTTAGAAAATCCCTTTTAAATCGCAGTTTGCATTTTCCGTGTGATATCGCTTGTTCCTTTAGCGATAACCTTTGGCACCCGCAATCAGCAAACTTGGACCTTGCACAAAACTTTTTAGTTACTGAAGATAATCTTCAGCCTACTGATCCTTGCGCACATTACACTTCTTTTCACAAAGAGGATACTTTTAGATCCAAGTTACGAAAACGTATTTATGATAGACAACTACGTGAATACCAAGAAAATGAGCAAAAACAATATAAAATAGAAAAACAACAAAAAGAAGATTGTTCGTTAGATGAAGAGCAACTATGTTGTAATAATGACATAGAAAAACAACAAGAAGAGGGTAGCCCATTAGGTGAAGGGCAATTATGCTGTAGTGACGACAAGAGTAATTACTCCAGCTATGTCGGTACTGATTGGCATTTTGCCAACTACATTATTTTTGATTTGTTAGATGAAGGTGATTTAGATGATTTCTTTTTTGATGAGCTCGAATTTGAGTATTACCATGATTTAGTTTGGTATGGTGATATTGACCCGACTAATCTTGATGTGGTCGTACCAATACAATATAGGCAGTGTGTGCTTGGCGCTATCGAAACTAAGGCTATTGATGAAGAAGAACAACTTATGAAGCAAACGCTACTTGATGCGTTGTTTGACTTCTCCCCTCAATCTGGCTTGAATAATAATTCGCAGGCTAGAGGGGATTTTAAGAAAGCTATGCGAAAGCTTAACAGTTTACTGCTTGAAGTAGATCTTAATGATAAGGCTAAGCTTAAGTCTAAGCTTAAGGCTCGTAAGCGACGTATTTCGCAGGCCCGCGACCTTAAAATTACTAATTTACAACCACAGGCGTTTAATGTATCTTTGGATGAGAGTGTTTCTAGTATTTTAGCGAACCTTCTGGAAGTGATTTCAGGTGGCGTTACACTCAACGTTAATCATAATATTAAATTTGGTTTCATCGACAAAGTTGTTGAACATTTTACGTCAGCGTTCAATTTATCTGACACTACTTATGCAGTGGTGCTTGCTATGTCATTCATACTCGTTCTCGCATATAATTATTTAGTGGTTAAGCGTGATGCCATATCCAAAACTAGCAAAGCCTTATTGATAGGTATTGTAGCTTTTGCTGCCTATAAATATCGACATTTGTTTACTACCCCTGCATTTTCTTTCCTGAAGAAAATTTTTCCCATGGGTGTGATTGCATGGGTTGTCTCTTTCATCAACGAGAGCAATGAACCCGCGTTTACCCCTCAAGCTAATTTTGGCGTAGAGTTGATTGGTAGCTGTGTTGGCGCATGGTTAGTTATGGGACTATTATTTCCATCTGGCAAGAGCGACATGTATGATAGTTTTTACGATAAAGTGGACGCTATGTTCTTTAATAAAGTTCATACTGTATGTAATGGCTTTACACAGGGCCAAAAAGTGACCGATATTTTCTGCAAACTTATTAACAAAGTAGTTGGCGCTATCGCTACACTACTTGGCTTCCCTGGCTTTGTCCTATTTGACATAACTCACCATGATGTTTCTGAATTTATGGCGGATTGCGGTAGGCAACTACGTAGTTGGGAGATTTCAGGTAAGCCCATGGATGCTGACGTAGTGTCTGATGTGGATACTTATAGATCACGCTATCTTGCTTTGTCTAGAAAGTACATTGCAGACCCTGCTGCAAAGCAATCCATTATGCAAGCCTGGAATTTGTTGGCCCCCATTGCTAAAGCTATAGAGATTGCCAATGTTGGTGGTGCTTCTCCCAGGGAGCAGCCAGTTGGTATAATCATTTGTGGACCACCTGGTGTTGGTAAGTCCTATGGAATAAATGACCTTATGAGAGAAGTACAAGCGGCAACTGCGTCGCCTGCTCAGTTGGAGAGACTAAAGAAGAATCCTAATGCTCTAACCTTTCCCCGTAAAGTTGGCGCTAAATTCTGGGATGGTTACCATGGTCAAAACCATATATTTATTGATGAATTGGGTCAAGTTGGCAAGTTAGTCATTACTGACGAAAATGCCATTATAGAGTATATTAATTTAGTGAACACTGCGCCGTTCTTAGCTAACAAAGCTGAATTAGAGGGTAAAGGGGCTTATTATGTGGCTCCTGATGCCGTTTGGTGTACTACGAATGAGTATAGATTTAGTGAGGTCTCATTACAAGACATTATCAACAATCATGAGGCTTTCAGGCGTCGCATTCGTTTTGGCCTATGTTTGGTTCCAGCTCCGAAGTACTGTATAACTAAGGTCCGTGATATCAGAGACCGCAGGTTAGATGAACGTGCAGTTCAAGCTGAACTCAAACTCATTAACTCCAAGAGGTCTATAGATGAGCCTTTCATCCATATTTTGTATGAGGTGTTTGAGTATCATTTTTGGGATTTCTCTGGGGAGGGTGGCCCTGATTATGCGGCAGCTAAAGAGTTTGGCAAACCTTTTGTGGGTTATTTCGAATTGCGTGACATGATTGTCGACGCAATTAAAGAAAAACGCATGCGCAGCGTTGATTCTGCAGCGCGTATAACTGCCTGTATAGATAGGGGTATAGCTATGAGGCCACAAGGCATCATGGAGGTCTGGCAGGGCTTCGCAAGTCGTTGGCAAACGACTGGTGATGAAGATGAAGAAGAAGAAGAGATTAATGAAGAGTATTATTTCACATGTGAGGAGTTGCGTGAGATAATGCCCTCGATCTCCGAAGTGGAAGCTGAGTTTCTTAAGTTTAAGATAATGAAGCCAGTTATTCCCAATAGTATTCATGAGCCTGCTATAGATATCTATGTTAAGACTGAGATCGTTAAACAGTTGCGTACAATGCCTGTGGCAGCACGCGCTTGTCCCATTGCTAAGCGAACCTATGAGAAGACACGTGAAATTGTAAAAAATTTTAGACTTCCTAAGTGTTTAGAGGCCATTAAATTATGGCATGTTATGGCAGGTAGTGCTGCTCTTGCCGGGCTGATTCACATGTTTATGCAACATAGGGAGTCGGAAGTTATTAATGGTGCGCTTTATGATGTTTCAAGTGGGGAGCCAGTGTTACTAGAATCTCAATCTAAGGATAAACGGGACATGGCTAGGTCTAAGAAACCTACCAAACCTCGTTATCGAGTACGTGCTGTAGATGATGATGCTGCTTGGGATACACAAATGGATGTGCAAGCGTCTATCGAGCCAGCCAAGCTAAGCTTTATGAATAAGCTTTACAATAATAACGTGTACATAGTTTTACACCCCATTGAAGACAAGCCCACTGGCACGTTGTTTTACATCAAGGATGAAATTGCCGTAATGCCTCGTCACTTCGCAAACACTATTGCGGAGATCTGTGAGGAGAAAGGCTTAGAGCCGGTCCTTAGAATACAATCGTATGGTGCCAAATCTATACGTCACGAATTATTTTTTAAAGATATTGACTTTGCGGTTGATAGAATAGATGATGGTGGTGCTGATTACATTTTCATGCGTACCCACATGGGGCGCATGCATTGTGATTATACTAAGCACTTTGTTTCGGCCAAATCACCTAAGTTGCAAGAAGATCTTGCTGTCGCACTTTATGTGAGGAAGGGTACCTTAGTTAATGTAATACCTAGTGCTGGCGCTCTCCGCAAGGTCTATTATTCCGACAATGTCGAATATAAGTCCCAAAGTGATTGCGTCACATATAACATTCCAACTTTGAGTGGGGATTGTGGCTCAGTTTTGACACTCATTGATAGAGCTGGTAATAGCCCTAGCCTTTTGGGTATTCATACCTCGGGTAATGGTACTATGGGCGCTTCCGTTTTACTCACACGGGAATTGGTCAATAAGTTCCTCGATAGACTTAGTAAAATGTCGTTTAAGCCTCAAGGCAATTTTTGCTCGCATAAACCTGAGATACAGTGTTTGCCTCCTGTAACAATGGACCCAGAAACGCCATATACCGACTATGTCAAAACAGTCAATGGCTTTGAGCAAGTACCTGCTATACGGCCACTTCCCGTTGACCGTTGTATGAATAATTTTACATCTCTGTTTATGACAGAGCTTAAAGCTATGACTCCACCGTCCACGTCCTTGGTGAAGACAGATTTCTTTGAGCATGTTGAGGAGTTGGGTTATGTTTCCACTACTAAGCCAGCACACCTCTCCTGTTTTGTGGATCCTAGCGGTAATAAATTTGATCCCATACAATTTGCACTCACTAGTTATTCATCGGGGGTACCTCTAATGAACTTTACGTGTCTTGAAAACATTGCACTTGCATATGCTGCTCATGTCAGGAATTCTTGTAGGGATGAACCGAAAATTCAACCTTGGTCGTGGATTAGGGCGGCTAAAGGGATAGATGGTGACCCCTTTGCTAAGTCCATAAACCGCAATACATCTGCAGGTTGGCCATTTGCTTATGTTTATAAGGAGCCAGGTAAGAAACACTGGTTTGGTGAAGATGTGGATTTTAAATTAGGACAAGAGTGGGATGTTTTGGTTGTGGATCTTAATCGCTTAGATGCAATGGTTAGGAGTGGTGTTGCTCCTCACTTTGCATTTGTTGATTTCCCGAAAGATGAGGACAGGCCTATCGAAAAGGTTGACTCTGGTAAAACGAGAATGATTTCTTGTTCACCAATAACGCTCACCTTGCTCATGCGCAAGTATTTCGGGCCTCTTATAACCTTCTTTATGAAAAACAGAATCATTTCTGGGATGGCACCTGGTGTTAACCCGTATAGTTATGATTGGTCAACATTGGTTAATGAGCTGGTGCATGCTGGAAGAACTAGTGTTATAGATGCTGACTTCTCATCATTTGATAAAAGTCAGCATGGTTATTTCATGTATCTGGCCCTTAAATTCCTTTTACGTTTTCTGCCTTTTTATACAGATGAAGACAGGATGGCTGTGATTGTCCTTACGAGGATTTGTTTTTCCAGTTTTCATGTATGTGGTGGATCAGTCTACTGGTGGCACGGCTCTATGCCAAGTGGTAGTATTTTCACAACTTTTGTTAATACTCTTATCGACCAGATAGCCGTCATGTCTGCAGTCATTTTTGCTGAGTGTGACGTACATGAGCTATCTAGAACTGATCATGCAGCAGCAGTCAAGGCTGTTGATGATAGATTGGAAACCGTATTTGACGACTACATGGTCATATGTTACGGTGACGATAGCCTGCTCTCCGCTAAAAATGATTGCATGATTACACCAGATGATATATCTCGAGCAATGGCTGGTCTTGGTTTTACATGGACGTGTGCTGCTAAAACAGGCAGCTCAGTAGAGTGGAAAACCATAGAGGATGTTACGTTTTTGAAGAGGGGTTTCTACTTCGATAAGACAATATCAAGGTGGATTGCACCTTTGCAACTTGATTCTATATTGCAGACTGTATTTTATAAGAACAAGAAGATGAAGCGCTTTGAAGTTGCTGATGCCATTTACCAAACTGCAAAAGAGTTGGCTTTGCATTCTGAAACTGTATTTGATATGTATTTCCCAAGAATTATGGCTGTTCTTAGCAAGTGTTATAAGTATTCGCCTAGCCGCGTTAAGTACTCCCAGATTCGAAGGGAGCTGCTTGATAAAACTTTTTATTATTAAATTTTATATTTGGTGTCGGCAGGGTCTTTGACAACCCGGGGGGAACATTAATGCCGCCACCTATACCTCAATTTTGAGCTACTATTCCAGGGTGAAACTCCCAGGGTACCCCCCACGCAATGTGCTTGACTCAGTACATTGTATGAACTAGAGTTGCTACTTCAACGAACTCTGGTGCTATGCCATCTCATAGCCAATTAGTCGGGTCGATTGACCCGCATATAGAAACGGAAGTGTCCACTGGTCTACATACTAATGCGACCACAACTTTCGTAGATGATAGTTCAGTACCCGTGACTATCATGCCGTTACCGAAGGCACCTAGTGCCTCATTGGGTTTGGCGCCAATTATCGACAAGGGCTTAAAGGCTTTCTTTGAGAGGCCTTTGCAATTGTCACATGTTGATTGGACCAACTCCCATGTATCTAGTGATGTTCTTTACTCTTTTAAACCTGAGGACGAGCTACTTGCTAATACATACTGGGCTGTTAAACTGTTAGGTTATAGATTTTTTAGGGGGACACTAGTCGTTCGTGTAACCCTTAATGCCCAACCATTTCAACAGGGTAGACTCATGGTTCATTGGCTTCCTTTTACCAGTGATCATGGAACTAATTATGTTGCAGCACATAATTATACCCTGCGAACGATTTCTACCCAGCCAAACGTTACCCTTGATTGCCGTCAGTCGTCTGCTGAGTTTAAGATTCCCTTTGTCCACCCCAATCGTTGGGTGGACGTAAGGGCAGACTCGCAGGCCAAAATATCAGGGGGGTGGGGTACAGTCTATATTAGAGTATTGTCCCCTCTTGTAAGTGCTAGCTCCACCGATTGTTATGTAACGACGTATGTCTCATTCGAGGATGTAGAATTTGCTGCCCCATTTGTCCCACAAATGTCTGAGACCGTTGGACTCAATGTTGACCAGAGTAAAGGTTTGGCAATGAACAAGTACATAACAACTGTAGCCAATGGGGTCCCTAAATTGGCTTCACTTGTTGCGCAGCCTGCCTGGTGCTCGTTCGCTAAAGCTGCGGTTAAGGCCGCTTTTGGGTTTTCAAAGCCCATCAATGACAAACCCGCTGGCTACGTTGTTCTAAGACCTCATCACAATATGGCGAATTCAGAGGGTGAGTCGACTGCAGAAACGTGTGGACTATTCAATGCTAATGAGGTCAAGGTTTTGCCTGGTTTTGCAGGTACTGATATTGACGAAATGAATTTTAATTATATCAAGGCTATACCTTGGTATTGGCAATCAGCTACTTGGAGTACTGATCAAGCTGTTGACGGCCACATTTGGGATGACACCCTTTTTGGTAATATTGGTATCAAGTCCACGGCTGCTGCGAGTGGTGGTGGAACTGACAATTTCGCTGAGTCTCCACCATTTGCTGCTGTAGCTAGCCTTTTTCAATACTGTCGGGGCGGCCTTAAGTTACATATAAAGGCCGTCAAAACAGATTTCCATTGTGGTAGATTCTGCGTTACCTGGATTCCTGGTGGCACCAATCTACTTACCTGGCCTACGCCGCCTACTTCATCTACATCCCAGTATGGTTATCGTGAGATAATTGATCTGAGAGACTCTGATGAATGGACTATTACGTTACCATATGCGTTGTCCCCGCCTTATTGTAAAGTGTTTGATTCACTTGGACATGTTTACATACAGGTTGTTTCACCGCTTAGGACCACTAGTATAACTGCGCAGTATGTTAAGTTTTTGCTTTACCTCTCTGCAGCAGATGACTTTGAGGTTGCTGTGCCCACTGGTAATAACCTTATGGTTCCCATGGTCCCACAAGGCGGTTTCGACATAGAGCCAGCCGGGGTTGACACATTTGTTTATAGTGATGCTGAACAGTACTGTGTCGGTGAGACTTTTCGTTCTATAAAGCAGCTCTTAACAAGGTACTCCAGGCTCTATAGCGGTCCAAGTGCTACAGATTTTGGAAATCAGACTGCTTTTTATTTCCACCCTTTTGCTGTTGGTGGCGTTACTCGCAACTCTGGTGGCAATCATGAGGGTGCCCTGTTAGGAGACTATTACTCATACTTTGGCACAGCTTATGCTTTATCCAGAGGTGGTGTTAACTTTATAATAACGCAGAGCAATAGCACTAATGTTAGTATCCAGTACGACGATTCTGTTGGTTGGCGACGTCGTTTTGCTGGTGTAACCACTTTACCATATTACTCTGCATATGGCTCAACAGTAACGTCTCCTGACACAGCCAATACGGCAACAAAGAATGTCAATGCCATGGATTTTGCCACAGCAGTTACAGGGGGCCCAACTTGCTCATCGGGCAACCTTGTTAATTTTGTTCAATCCACTAATGGTGTGGAGTTTAAAATACCCCATTACTCGCCTTGCGCATCGAGGATAAATCCGCAAACTTATAATAGTGTTTCAGATGTCTTTGACCTCTATAACCTATTGCCTTACCCAACAGCTCTAGTCCAATATTCTTCTCAAAGTACTGTTACTCTGAAGAAGATGTTTAGAGCGGGTGCAGACGATTGCCAATTTGGTCTTTTCATTGGCTTTCCGCCCACGTATGTGGGCACCTCTTAATGCATGGATATTTATTTGCATTACACTCAAACTAATGGTTTTAGTACTGATCTTAGGAAAATTTTACTTTAGTTTGTTATCGACGTTGATCTAGACGTCCGTTAACCGTTAGTTTGAGACGGTTAACTTCTAGAGAGTCAGCCCTTTGGGGGCTCCTATCAGATCCAGGATAGGAAACCCATTTCTTTGGAAA